CTTACTTTTTGAGAAGTTCCATCATCTGCTCTTGGCGTGTCTCTATTCTTGCCAATCGGTCAGCGAGAGATGATCCACCATTCGGCGTAAGAGTCCACAGCCAACCGCGAACCAAATAACGCAAACCGCCAACAAATACAGCAAGCGTCGAGACAATGGCAAGGATGAACCCAGCCCAATCATTTGCACTCACTTTTTTGTAGGAGTGGCATAACCAAATACGCCTGACAAAACGGCAAACATGATTGCCTTGTAATCAAGTGAGAAATTAGATCCTGCCCAAGCTGCTAAAAATGCACCAGCAGTAAGGATATAAGGGTTTTTCATGTTCATAGTTTGCCTCCTAGCATTGGGATTTGAAAGAAATCTGAAGCCTCATCAGAAATCTTTTGAAACGAGATGTGGACGTGCTTTGTATGCGGATTGATTCCGTCGTATTTACGCCACGCCCAGGCTTTTTTGCTTGAAGCAATTTTGCCGTTGAATATGACATAAGCAATTCTTTCAGGATGAGATTTGCCATAGAGTCGAATCTGATCTGCAAGGTCGGGCATGAGGTCAGGTTTTGACTTTCCGGATAAGTCACGGTCGATATCGATGGCACGTACCCAGCCTTGCTCATCAGGATTATGATCTGACTTGCGCGCAGAATGTCGTGTGTCGCCGATCCATCCATCTGAAGTGCGATCTCTATCCGGGAAGGTATCATCAATTTGCTCCCTGAGTTGAATCGCTGATTTGCTGAGTCGTGCTTTCATTGATTACTTAATCGAACCTAGTTCAGCCTCGTGTGCATCGATAGCAGCTTCAAGAATTGATAGCGCTGTAGCAGCGTTTTCAACACCTTCATCATTGCCAAGTGTTTCGGCAACCTGAGCATTGATTGAGTGCTGGTATGCCTCAGCTGCAAATTGTGCTAAGCGATCATGAAGTAACTTCTTTTTCTGATCGTCCGATAAGTATTTTGAGTAGTCTATTGTCATTTATTTCATCCCTTATGCTGCGTAGTAAGGCACTTTATACTGTGTGCCGGCGACTTGTATTTTTAGATAACCAGTTGGTGTTAGTGGTAGTGCTGAAGCGCCACCTGCTGCACCGACTGTTGTTGCTGTGTTTGCTGCTATGTGCTTAGTAATACCAGCAGAATCAACGCCAAAGATCAAAGTAGATGTACTATCTTGAACAACAAAGGAATCGGCTGTTTGTGCTGCAAAGTTAGTAGTAGCCAAAGTTATGTCACTTGTGCTTTGTATGTTGCTAATTCTTGCTTGGTAAGTTGTTGTAATTCCTGCACCAATACCAGTTCGCCCATTAAAGAAATTGGGAGCTGTGCCGTCCATATACAGGTTAAACCGCGCAGAACCTGATGCAGCAAGCGCACCTCTGAAAGAGTAGTTGTTCGTGGCTGTGTTCATGGCAGATTCAACATAAAATCCGTATTGGTTAGTTACAGATGAACCTGCACCAATAGTCACACCAGTCGCAAAATAGTGAGACATTTCACCAACGGTGAATGCAGAAGCAACTGTTGAAGGTGTTGAAACAAACATACGGGCGTTTCCAATAACACCTGATTGGATTGTGCCTGAAACATTTATGCCCCAACCAGATGTTGAGCCTGTAATTGTTTTAGTAACTGAAAGTGAATTACCTGTCCGACCTGCTGTTGCACCAACGGTAAACTCACCTGCTGAATTGACTGCCATCACTAGGTTCGAGTTAGTGCTGAAGGCTACTGTATTTGCAGCCGATAGATACATGCCATTTGTAGCAATGGTTGAACCTGTAACGATAAAGCGTGTTGCTGTTTGTGCAGCTGTGAACACATTTGCAGCGGTCAGATCGAGTGCTACGGACGGCACGGGTCCAGTACCGCTTGTCACCGCAATACCTGATCCAGCTGTTATTGCTGTTATATCACCGACATCGTTTGTGACCCAAGAATAATCCAGATCCGTGTTGGATGCCTTTGCTAAGATTTGTCCAGTCGTGCCACCTTTAAGATCGACAAAGGATGTATCCACGCCACCTAGAGCAGTACGGATAGCAGCTGCGCCGTCCTTTACGAGGTCAGTATCGTCCGGTGTTTCCCACCCGAAGTTAGTTGTTGTTGCCATGTTTCTCCTTTATCAGGCTACTATTGTAGCGTCAATCCATTGTAGGGTCGGGCTTAAAGTGTTCCAAGTCTCGGCTGCGTTTACCCGATCCCAACGAGTTGTGATGATTGAGTATGCCGTAGGGCTGAGAGTCAGGGTGAGGTTTAGTTGGTTATATCCAGCCTGAAAAGTCCAACCCTCGACAAAACCTTGAAAACGTGAGTCAGTTATATTTACCGGCAAATCGGTAATATCCAAAGGTTGCCCCATAAAGACATTCAGCAAGGCATCGCGATCAGTATCGTCTAATTCTCCATTAGCCAGAGGGAAAGTAATTTCCTTAAACTGAGCCTGTGGGAAGGCTCGCAGTCCTAAATAGAAATCTGCTTGCTCCTCAGCATCTAATAAGTTTTCAAGTGAGGTTGTGATCTGGTATTGCTGTGGTCCATAAATCGATTGAGATTGTGCGTCAAAAGCATTAGCCGTTGCATTTGCTTTATAAATAATTGTGACATCGTTACGGACATCGCCTGAACGCTTTTGAGTCCTGATACCCCGAGCAAGTGCAGTATTGGCAGATAACTCCACATAACCGTTATTGCCTAAATAATCTGCTCGATGAGTGCTGTCCGCATACCCGATTCGTCCGCTGGCGTCCTCGTACAAATAACCAAATCCAGAGGTAGCCAAGGCAGAAACAAGAGAATAAACATTAGTAGTGTCTGATGAACGAGAAGTTAATTCATAATTACCAGGAGTATCAATCTCACCTAGTCCTACATTCTCAGCAGTTGCCCATGTAATTGTTGAATCGTAAGCAGCCCATGTTTCAGCTGCTGGCACTTCATTCCAGTTATTAAGGAGCAAGTCTGAAAGAATTGTGTATATCTGGTCGCCGTCAAAATCCTTGCTTAAAACGCCCGTTGTGAGGCTCTTAGGCAGTTTAGACAAAGCACCCAAGGCAATTACCTTAATACGCTCTGAAATGCCGTTAGAACCTGCGTCATAGACTGTTACGTCGATGTCTGAGACAAAGCCACCAAAGATATTAACATAAGCCCCAGTAGAGTCCTTGACCTTGATTACTACTTGGTCATTTATATCTATAGATATTGGTGACTGGTCAAGGTTAACAATCTCAACATTGCAATATCCAGCGTAAGGCTGAGAGTAAATGTCAGTTCTACCTGATGTAATTGTCAGGTTGGAAAGAGTCAGATTAGTGACGTCGCCAGCGCCATTAATTGAAACAGCCCAATCAGGAGTCCATTGGCTCATACTGTTTGGAACGCTCCAACTCCGCCACCGCCACCACGAGCAGTCGAGTTATTAAGAATTTCAACGATCTGACGAGCCGTTGATTCGCTATCGATTGCACCATTGACGGTTAGATTAATACTTGGTCCAGACGCTGCCATGATTCCGGCAAGAGTAGTTGTGCTTACTCCCGAGTTAGATGCAAAGCCAGAGGCTAAATCTTTAGTAGCAGTCGCAGCTGACTTAGAGGCAGATGATGTTCCACTTGATGAACTGCTAGTAGTTGATGATGAGATTTTAGGAGCGACGTAAGTCGGTGTAGTTATCTTTGGCGCTGAGACTGATGGCGCTGTAAATGAAGGCTTAGAGATAGTTGGAATGTTAGGCAAGATTGGAATTGCGTTGTAAGCCTTAATAAGAGCATTAATGCCATCGATGGAGCCGGATACAAGCGAACGGATTACATTGATAACTCCGCCGACAATATCTACAACTCCACCGGCAATCTTTGCCACGAAGGAGATGGCTCCACCAAGTGCAACCGTAAAAACTGGCACAATGTAATCAACGATAAATGACCCGAGGGCTTGAAAAGAATCTTTATTACGGTCGATTGCTTGCTTGATTGGATCAAAGAGTTTAGCAAACTTTTCAAAGCCTGGTACTACCTTTGTCAAGATGATATCAATTAATGATTGGAGGATAGGCAATAACTTGTAACCGATTGCTTCAACTGATTCGTCAAAAGCAACCTTTAGTCGATCCATACGACCTTGGTAAGTCTCAGCGTTTTTAGCAGCTGCGCCACCAAATAGATCGCTGAGTTTTGTTTGAACATCAGTAAAGGACATTGCTTTCAATTCAGCAGCAGTTAATCCAATACCTAAACGACCAAGAGCTGCGCTGTTACCATCGTAAGCCTTGCCCAAAGCGTTTGCTACGCCTTCAAGTGGCTTGCCTGTCTGAGTTGATATGTCAAGAGCAAGAGATAATAAATCTTGAGCCTTACTGACTGAGCCAGTCGATAAAGCCAAACGAGCCAGAGCTGGACGAAGGGAATCATCTGCAATACCAGTTGCGCGAGCCATCTTGTCAATGGATTTCTCAGTTGCTGCAATCTGTGCATTAGTTGCACCTGTTGCATTAGTTAATGCTGAGGCTAGTTTAACCTGGCTCTGTTCATCGGCTAGTGCAGCCTTAACTCCATCAACGCCAATCTTAACTGCATAGGCACCGGCAGCAGCAGTAGCTGCTAAAAACGCGGCACCTGCAACCTTGCCAAACTTTTCTAACTTGCCAGCAGATGCTGCTACATCTTCATTGGCTGCTTTTAACTTTTTATTAAGATCATCGACGTCAGCAAGAATCGAGAGTTTAAGGGTTCTATTACCTGCCATTAATCCCACTCCTTCAATATCTTGCTAAATGCTGTTTCCCACTTCTCAACCAACTGAGGCTGAATCTGACGCAATGTTGGATAAATAAAATATCCAGAATTGCCTCTCCCTTTGTTTGGCGTACGCTTTGGAAACTGCTTAAAGCGATTAGATCCAAACTCCATACCATAAAGTAAATCTAAAGTTGAACCGCCACCGCTAAATTTTTGACGGGCAAATCCATAACTGAACTCACCAAGTTTAGAAGTCCTACTTACCTTAACTCCATCAGCAATACGGCGAGCAGCAGTACCTGAAACCGTGCGAGTCGCTGCTGAGACCTTAATCTGTCCAGCAGCATACTCAGCAAGATTAGAACTTTCCTTTTTAGCAGCTTCAACGGCTTCATCGGACATACCTTTGAAAGCCCTGGCAATACCGCGTAGATCTGATTTGTCATAAGCGATCTTGACTTCATCTGCCATCCGATCGCTCCTTCAATATATCTATCGCCGTTAAAATGTCGTCCGCGTCCTCCCAGTATTGCATCGGTATCCCCGTCTCTATTGCTAGATTGACGAGGATCCGCCTTATGCTTCCTGGTTCGTGGCTTTTGGGCTATCGTCTCCGACTGTTACGTCAGCAACGGTCTCAGACCAAATTTCGTAAGACTTAGTAGGCTTTCCAGCGTTCTCTCGCTTATAAGCGTTATAAGCCAAAAACATAAGATCCCAAATGCCAATCTTGTCATTAGCCTGAGAAATCGTGTTGCCAGTTGCCTTCTCCCACTTTGCCCACTCAGGAGGCTGAGCCGTATAAGTTGCTTCGTCGCCTGAGTTATATGTAATTGTTATTGGTAGTTTCATCTGTGCTCCCGTTGGTAGATTTTAACTGAATGTGTCTGCTGGTGTTCCAACTACTTGTAGCGCCCAAGTATCAGTCTGTGCTCCTGGAGCAGCGCCACCGATTGTTGGGAATACTGGCAAGACGTTGCAAGCAAATACTGCGCCTGTTGCAGCTGTTAGAGATACTGCAAGAGTTGTATTTGGGTTTGTATCAGCTGCAGTCCACATTGCTTCGAATAGTGATGATGCAACACCCCAGTCGGCAAGTAACTCTACGTTAAGAGTCCAATTGTCGTCTGTGTGTTTAAAAGCCTTACCATCGAGGGTTTGGTAAATATCGATAGTTGGTGAGTTTACGAGAGTCACGCTAGTTGTCTGAGCATCGTAGTTTACTGTTGCGATGGTTAGAACGAGGTCGCGACCCGTAATGACTGTTGTTGGCATTATTGGTTCTCCTTATGCTGTCTGCGTATACCAAGTGGATACGCGTATGTCCGCGACTAGCAAGTTACTAGCGCCTACTTGTGTGACTGTTGGTCGATCAACTACCTGGAGTTCATATCCAGCCGGTATAACCGCCACAACACTTGTTATTAACTGCTCGATGTTATCAAGCGAGGCTGGGTTGCTGTTGTAAGCAACGCAGCAGGTTATCGTGTAATTTAACTTGCATCGAAAGGTACTCTTGCCGATTGTCTCAAACTCCATATATGGAGAATCC